TACACGGGCGGCTCGACGGGGTTTGCATGAGCGACCCACTCGTACGCGAAATCTTCGACGAGGCCTTCGAGCGGGCGGGCGTGGACCTGATCGCCCTGGGCACGTATCACCTGAAGGGCGCATTCCGGTCGCTGCGCACCATGCTCAACTCCGAGTGGTCGACGCTCGGCATCCGGCAGTGGCAGATCGCGCAGGCCCAGGTGCACACCGTGGCGGTCGGTGAGGTGAGCTTCCTCCTGGCGCTGGGGCAACTCGACATCACGGAAGCCGTACTGCGCCGGCCGGGCTCGGGCGCGACGCCTGCGGATGTCGAGATGTACCCGATTACCCGCCAGGAATACACGATGATCACGAACAAGACGGTCAAGGGGCGCCCTGACCGTTACTTCGTGGATCGCCAGTTCGCCCAGAAGGTCGTTTACTACTGGCAGGCGGGCTCGAACACGACCGACCAGATCATCTACAACGCCTTCCACCAGAACCAGGACGTCACCGACAACATGCAGGCGAACCTGGATATTCCTTCGTACGCCTACGAGGCGATGTGCGCGGGCCTGGCAGCGAAGTTTGCCCTGAAGTGGAACCAGCAGCGCTACGAGGCGCTGATGGTCGCCTACCGAGGTCCCCAGTGGGCCGAGAAACCGCTGGACCCGGGCGGGGCGCTGGGTGCGCTGCGCGCCGAGGACCGCGAGCGCGGGGACATCACGATGTACCCGGCCTTCGAGCCGAGAACTGGGCGGCGATAGATGTGCCCACGCTGCGCGAGCTCGAGGGCTACCTCACCCGCTACGAGGAGCGACCGGTTCCGCGCGATCAGTTCGTTGACGGGATCATGCACACGGACGGGATTGAGCGCTCCTATCGTCACGTCGCGACTCTCACCGAGGCGGATGGTGTCTGGTTCCTCTGCCCGAAGTGCTTCGCGAAGAACGGGGGCGCTCGAGGCACGCACACAGTGGGCGTGGGCTTCGCCGGGCGCTGCCCGCCGGGCAGCTACATGAAGAACCTCGAGGGCCAGGACGTCCGCTGGCAGGTCTCGGGCACCGGGCTCGACGACTTGGTGCTCTCGCCCTCTATCCAACTGCTGTGTCACCCGCCGCCGCCCCCGGGCTTTTGCGCCTGGCACGGCTTCGTCGGCATGAGCGGCGTGCCTCCCGGGAGCGCGGCCTGATGGCCAAGCAGTACGCCAGGGGCGAACGTGCGTGGGGCATCTGCGGCCGCTCGGGCCGGAAGATGCTGCTCAAGGACATGGTGTTCGACGGGCGCTACCCGAACATGCGCGTCGACCCCGCCTGGTACGAGGCCAAGCATCCCCAGGAGACTCTGCCGCGGGTCGAGGACCCGGTGGCGCTCTATCGTCCGTCACCCGAAGTGATCGCCGCGCCCACGGCGCCCGTCATCACGTCACTGACTTCTCCGTAGCCCATGGCCAGCTGCACCCTCACCTGGAACCCTTCCGAGACCGGCATCACGGAGATCAAGAGCTACACGATCTTCCGCAACGTGGACGGGGGCCTGTACGCGCAGCTCGCTGTGTGTCCGGTGCTGCGCGACTTCCTGGGCGGGATCATCGGGGTACAGGGCTGCACGCTCGCCACTCCGCCTGAGCATCCGAAAGACCCCTGGACGAACGTGATCGAGGACTCGCCCGTCACCTACGTCGACGCCACGGTCATCGCCGGCCACACCTACTGTTACTACGTGACCGCGCAGCCGCTGGGGAATAACCAGTCAACCGCCCAGGGGTCCGACTCAACGCCCTCGAACATCCAGTGCATCCTGGCGGCCAATCCCGTCGGGGTACCGGTGCAGCTCTACAGCGCCTGGAGCCCATTCGCGCTGATTGTCGGGGACTTCCTAGCGTTTTACACACCAGGGACGGCCGCGGTTCAAGCCGGCCTTCCGAAGCCTTTCCTCGTCGTGATCGGCCAGCTGGTCTCGGGGGACGATCCGGTTTTTACCTACGGAAGCACGCCACCCGTAGCGAGCTTGGGACAGGCCAACGGGGCCGGATGGATGTACATTTTTGACCTCACGCTGCATGCACCCGTCAGCCCTTTCCTCCAAGTGATTGGCCCGACCGACTTCAGCGCTGCGGTCTTCTATGGCGTGAACAGCTTCCAGACTCACGCCAGCGGTTATTTCCCGGCACGTCCGTACCTCGATGCCTGGCCGGTGGTTCCCGCTGGATCGTGCCTGGTCGGGATGACCAAGTGCGTGCACAGCGCGACTCCGACGCTGGTCTCGGACGACGCGGCCGCGCTTACGAGCGTCTTGGAAGGTGACCCGTACAACAATGGCACGATCGTCGGAAAGTTCCAGTTCCCTGCCAACGCAGCGGTCACCCTGACGTCCAACTCAGCGCCAGGCCCGCTGGATAACGCCGTCTCCTGCCTGCTCTCACCGTAGGTCCCACGCATGCCCACCCTCGGCTGGACGTACACAACCCTCGCGCAGGCCCTGCAGGACTGGCCGGTGCATGCCTCGGCCCTCTACCTCGCCAACATCGGCAACCTCATTGGGCTGGGTGAGCGGCGGCTGTGGGGGGATCTCAACCTCGAGGAGTACGACAAGGACGACATCACGACCGTGCAGACCGTGATCGGCAATCGGCTGGTCTCAAAGCCGGCGGACGTGATCCAGGTGCGCAACGCCGCCTTTGTCCTAGCTGGGGCCTACACGCCTCTTGAGCCACGCTCGCTCGATTACTGCAAGCTCTTCGCCCCGGTGATCGGAACGCAGGCGCCACCGCAGTTCTACGCCGAGTTCAACTCCTCGCAAATCTACGTGGTGCCCACCCCGGACGCGGCCTACCAGATGCAGTACCACTACCTGGGGACGCCTTCCGAGAACCTGACCGCCGCGGCCCCCAACGCCTCGACCTGGCTCTCGCGCGCAGGCCCTGATGCGCTGCTGTCGGCGTGTCTCGCCGAGGCCGAGCATTTCATCAAGGCGGACGACCGCTACAAGGACCACATCGACAAGTACGCGAACGAGCTCTTGCCGCGGCTGCGCGCTGAGTTGCGCCGCTCCATCCGCGCCGGCGACCCCGGACCGCTCCGCGCCGCGCCCACGATCGTGGAGGGATAGCCGATGCCCGCCGACTCATATAGCGCCCGACTCCGCGTGCGACTGCAGGCGACCGGGGGCAACCCGAATACCTGGGGGTCGCTGCTGAACACGGCCGCTGCGCAGCTGCTCGAGGACTCGATCTGCGGCATGGCAGGCATCGTGGTGGCGGCCGCCGATGTCACCCTCTCGCAGAACAATGGCGCGACCGATCAGGCGCGCATGGCGATCCTGAGCCTCACTGGTGCCCCGGTCGCGGCCCACAACATCAACATCCCCGCCGTCACCAAGACGTACCTGGTCATCAACGCGACCGGCCAGACCATGACCATCCAGGTGCTGGGGTCGGGCGGAACCACGGTCGCGGTGCCCACAGGTCACGCGCAGCTCGTGTACTGCGATGGCACGAACGTCGCGCAACCGGAGGCGATCGCCGCCGGCACGGCCTCCGACTCCGCGAAGCTCGGCGGGGTGCTCGCGTCCAAGTTCGCGCGCCTGGACATCCCCAACGTCTTCACCGCCGGCCAGGGCGTCGCGTTCGTGACGATGGCGGATGGCCCCACCGTGACTGGGAACTGCCTGCTCTCGAACCTCTTCTACGTGCAGCTCGGGGGCAACCGCACCCTCGCCCTCACCAACCCCGAGGATGGCCAGCAGATAGAGCTCTGGGTGCAGCAGGACGGTGTGGGCACCCGTACCTTGGGCTTCCCCGGTACCGTGAACTTCGACCAGGGCTCATCCGCCACCCTCACGACGACGCCGAACGCGCTCGACCGCTTTTTCCTCACCTGGAACAACGCGCTTGGGATCTGGCGCGCGCGCGCGGCTCCGTTCGCCGTGGCCGGCGGCACGAGTGTGACTATCAACGGGGGCCTGTCGGACGCGAACCTGTACAAGCTCCTGGGCAGTCCCGCGGCCGGCACCTTCAACATCACGATCGCCGCGGGCGTTGTCATCACCGCGACCTCCGCCGGGAACCCAGCCCTTGATCTGACGGGGTTCCCCGGTACCTCCGTCGTCAACATCACGAACCTGGGCTACATCCTCGGGCGTGGCGGGGACGGTGGAAAGGGCGGTGAGATCGGCGGCGCGGGTGCCACGATCACGGACTGGACCAACGGCAGCAAGGGCCGCGTGGGCGGGACGGCTCTCAAGGGCCCAGGCGCCGGAGTCACGGTCAACCTCACCAACGCGAACGGCTTCATTTGGGGCGGCGGCGGTGGCGGAGGAGGGGCCGGTGCGCAAAAAGGCGGCTCCCCGTGCTCTGACAACGGCGGCGGCGGTGGCGGAGGGGCTGGAGGTGGCAGGGGCGGTCCCGAAGGCGCCACTGGCAATACCGTTACGGCGGTCGCCAACCCAGGCGTGGATGGGGGTACCGGCCCCAATGGCACCTTCGGCGGCGGCGGTGCGGGCGCTGCAGCAGGAGGAGGCCAGGGCGGTACGGGAGGTGCTGGTGGGGACTGGGGAGTGGCCGGTAGCACGGGACAGAATTTCGGCTCTGGTAACTTCTTCGCGAGCCCAGGTACGGGTGGCAATCCCGGCAAGGCGGTCGACCTCAACGGCGGCGCCGTCAACATCGTGAGCGGAGGCGGTGCGCCTAACGTGAAGGGGGCTATTGCGTGAAAAATCAGCTCGGTAGGAAGAAAGAAACCGCAGAACAGATCGCGCTTAGCCTGGCGCCCCGCACGGTGGCCGAGATCGCCTATCTGGCCGGGTTTGTCGACGCCGACGGGTGCATTGCTGTGTATGAGTACGTGGTGCGCAGAACCGGGTGGCACCAGGTCAGTTTCATGCTTCACGCGGCGAATACCGACCTGCGGCCGCTCAACTGGATAAGGGAAAGATTCGGGGGCGCGATCACGCGACGCGGTGGCGTGCGTGTTGTCACACACCGCGAGAACTACTGCTGGTACGCCATGAACGCGAGAGCAGCGGCGATCATGCAGCTCATCCGTCCCCACATGCGTGTGAAGGGCGAGCAGGTTGACCTAGCGCTGCGATTCCGCGAGACCTACGGGTGTTCCAGGGATCCGGTCACGGGTCGCAACAATGCCGTGCCAACCCATGTGCGCGAGCGCCGTGTCGTGCTACTCGCCGAAATCAAGGCCCTCAAGCGACGAGCCTCCTGATGGCCGGGACCCGACAAGCGAAGCCTATCGACCTGCAGATGCAGCCGGGGCTGTTCATGCAGCGCTCGGTGCGCCAGGCACTCATGCGCTACACGAACGGGGACAACGTGCGCTGGTATCGGGGCCTGCCGCAGAAGATGGGCGGATTCAGGGAGCTCCTGCTCCTCGACACCAACGGCAACCGCGTCTTCTACAAGGGCCACGCCCGCTCGTACAAGCAGTGGGATTCCCTCGATGGCAACAACTGGATCGCCTTCGGGACCGAGTACAAGCTCTACCTGATCAACAACGGCACGCTCTACGACATCACGCCCATCCGCCAGAGCACGACCGTCACCAACGGGTTCACGACGACCGCGGGATCCCTGATCGTCAACGTGCTGGACGTAAGCCACGGGGCGCAGACCGGGGACTTCGTCACCTACTCAGGCTCGACCCCGGTCGGCAATGCCAGCTTCAACCAGGAGTTCCAGATCCTCGCCGTCATCGACGCGGATAACTACCAGATCGTGCTGGCGGCGCCGGCGAGCTTGAGCGCCACGGGAGGGGGCGGCGCGCTCGCGCAGTACCAGCTCTCGATCGGCCTCACATCCGACGGGACCCTCACCGGCTATGGGACGGGCACCTACGGGACCGGGACCTACGGGACCCCGCGCACCGGCTCGACCTTCGGAGGCACGGCGCGCATCTGGTCCCTCGATAACTGGGGCGAGGACCTGCTCGCTTCCCCGAACGGGGAGGGCCTGTACTGGTGGCAGCGCCAGGCCGGCGCCGACTCGCGCGCGATCCTGCGCCCAACCGCGCCGCCGAATATCGAGCACATGCTGGTGGGACCGGATGACCGGCATGTGCTGGCGCTCGGCACCAACGTGCTCGACCCCTCCGCTTCCACGGTGAACGGGCAGCAGGACCGCATGTTCGTACGCTGGTGCCAGGGGGATAACTTCGACAACTGGGTGGAGACCGAGAGCAACGATGCGGGCGCGAAGCGCCTGGACACGGGCTCGCGGCTCATCACGGCCTGTAAGACCCGCACCTCAATCCTGATCTTCTCGGACGAGGGCCTGTACGCGGTCGCCTTGGCCTCCGGCCAGGACGTCTACCAGATCACCCCGCTCGGTGGCGCATTCCACATCATCTCCCCAGGGGCTGCGGTGGACGTGAACGGGGTCGTGTATTTCATGGGGCAGAAGAGCTTCTTCTACTACGACGGCACGATCCACGACCTGCAGTGCGACGTGGCGGACTACGTCTTCGGGAGCGATGCCACCCCGCGGATGAACCGCCAGATGCAAAGCAAGATCACCTCCCGCGTGCGCCAGGAGACGACCGAGATCCTGTGGAGCTTCCCCTCGGTGGACTCGGACGAGAACGACTCGACGGTCATCTACAACTGGACCCAGCAGTGCTGGACCGTGTCCTCGATCAAGCGCGAGGTGGGGGGCGACAAGAACGCCTTCTACGGGGTGCCTATCGGCATCAACGACACCGGGGTGTTCGCGGACGAGACCGGGATGGATGTGGATCTTGAGGAGCCGCTGTTCAACTTCCTGCAGACCTGGGAGGGTGAGTTCGCGATGACCGCCCGGCACGATGTGCCGCAGAACCAGACGCTGTGGTCGACCGCCTCGGGCTCGATGCTCGTGCTCCTGCACAGCCTGTACCCCGACTTCAAGGAGCTCGTAGGGTCCATCATCGTGCAGTGCCGGGGCCGTGAGTTTAGCGGTGACCCACTCGTGTACGGTACGCGCCTCACGGTCACACCGACCACCGACCAGGTGGACCCGCAGTTCAGCCAGCGCCGAGTGTCGATCTATATGGAGAATTACAACATGGGCGATTTTTGGCGAAGTGATGCTTGGAGGCTACTTTCGAGCCCGGTTGGTAGACGTGGCTGAGCGATGGCGCTCGATCGCTGGTTACGAGGGCCTCTACGAGGTCAGCGACCGGGGTCGCGTTCGATCATTCCACCGTTGCGCGACGGGGAAGATCATGAGTCCGG